AAATATTGCTGCACTTGTTGTTCCAACATTTGTAACAGTTGCAGGAGAACCTGAAGCACCTGTAACTGTTGTTCCAACAGAAATTGTAGCAGCTTGACCTGCTCCCCCTGGTGATCCAGAAGTACCAGCAGAGCCTGACGTACCAGAAGATCCAACAGGACCTCCAGCACCAGATGTTCCTGATGATCCTGAAGTTCCTGTTGCACCACTTGTAGCAGAAGTACCTGCACTTCCACCAAGTCCACTAGAACCAGACGAACCAGAAGTTCCTGCTGTTCCAGTTAATCCACTTGTTCCATTACTTCCACTAATTCCAGAACTACCTGAAATTCCTGAAGATCCTGATGTTCCTGTTGCACCACTAGATGCAGAGGTACCAGCACTACCACTAGTTCCAGAAGAACCTGATGAACCACTAGAACCAGAAGAACCAGAAGTTCCTGATGTACCTATTGTTCCATCAACTCCAGAACTACCTGAAGATCCTGCTGTTCCATCAATACCACTAGTACCATTAATGCCAGAAGTTCCTGCACTACCACTAGAACCAGAAGAACCTGATGTTCCAGATAAACCACTAGATCCTGATGTTCCTGCTGTACCATCTCCTCCAGCAGCACCTGTTAAGTTAACTATCCAAGATGAGAATGTTCCTGATCCTAAAACAGATGTAACATTAACAACTAAACCTCCTCCAACACTATCGTAAAAAGTAACAGTACCAACCATAAAGTTGGAGCTGTTGTATACAATTGATAATTCTTGACCTATAGTATATGCAAGTCCTGTTCCAACAGTTAATGATTGTGATATTATACCAATAGTTAATCCAGTAGTTGAACTTGTTTTATATCTATCTCCTGAAAGTCCTGAAGAACCTGATGTACCATTTGATCCTGTTACACCAGATGTACCAGCTATACCACTTGTACCAGATGTACCATGAGTTCCATTAATACCTGTTGTTCCACTAGTTCCATTTGTTCCACTAGTGCCATTGATTCCAGAAGTTCCATTGGTTCCTGAACTAGCAGATGTACCACTAGTTCCAGTGGTTCCATTTGTACCATTAAGACCAGTAGTACCACTTGATCCATTTTCTCCTGACGTACCAGATGAGCCTGATGTACCAGATATTCCTGAAGTTCCAGTAGTTCCTGATGTACCAATAGTTCCTGATTGTCCAGAAGTGCCACTAGTTCCAGTAGTTCCTGAAGTTCCACCTGAACCACTAGTACCATTTGTTCCATTCATTCCTGCTGTACCAGCTGATCCTGATGTTCCAGATGCTCCTGAAGAACCACTTGATCCAGACGAGCCAGATGTTCCATTTGCGCCAGTAGTACCACTTGTACCAGACTCTCCTTGAGAGCCAGTTGATCCTGATATTCCAGAACTTCCTGAAGTACCACCAGATCCATTTTGACCAGATGTTCCAGACGTGCCACTTAACTCTTGAATATTTCCAATTGCTTCATCTATCTGCTCAATAGCAGTTGTTAAATCTGTAAGAGTTTGTATTCCTGTATTTGGAAGATTAGGCCCTACGTAAGTTACATCATTAGAGCTAATTCCACAATTTGAATTGGTGTTACAGCCACATTGACCACTGCAAGAGATTACACCACAACACCCACAACCTTGTTGTGAGGTAGTGTATATCACTTCATTGTAACATGGCATTCCTGGTAAACAAGACATATTATTATTTGTTTATTAAGATTATTACTTTACTTCCAATCATCTCTACAGTGAAGTTTATACAATAGTCAGGGTTACACTGTTTATACTCTAGTATTCTTTGGTAGTTCAATAAGTCTTGAATTACCTCTCCAGAGATATAATGATTTAAGGAATATATGATATTGTTGTATTCATAATTAGCTAGCTCTGCTAGTCTATTATTAATATCTTGAAGCAACACAGGGATGCTTCCATAATATAAGGAATTAGTTAGCCTTGGTGTTAGCATCTTGTTGTTGTTTTATTTCTTCTTGCTTAACAGCATAATTACATGCTGAGCAATATCCATTTGTTAGTTGACATCCACATCCCACCTTAGTGTGACATCTTTTACAATTAGCCATTATACAAAATTATTTATGTAGTTATTTCCTGAACAACCACAGTTAGCTCTAATGAAATTATCTAACATCATGTCTGCTTGCGCATACAACTTATTAGCTGTAGCAATAGCAGAGTTATTAGCAGCTGCAATTGATCCTTGAATCAAGTAATAAATACTATTTAATGTAACCTTTGCTTGTGTTCTAATAGGACCATCACATACCATCATATCAAGTTTCATAAATGCATTATCAAACTTCTCTTGAATCTGAGCAGTACGCATAATATTATGCTCTACATGATATGTTGCAGCAGGAGATATTGAATATACAATAAAGTATACACCATCTGGCAAAGGAGCCAATGGTTGACCTACAGCTGTCAATCCTAATGATGTAGAATTAAATACATTAAAATCATCAGGAGTAAAAGGTAAACTTGCTATAACTGTAGTGTTAGGTATTGTTATTTCAATAGTTGGGGCCACTGGCACACCAACATATACTGATATATCAGCAACACCTAATGTTAAAGTGTTGTAGGTATTTATTACTAGAAAATCTAAAGTTGTTGCCATGCTGTTAAAAAATAATGCCAGAGGACAGAGATTATCCTCTTACCCTCTGGCATAGGTTATATGACTCGCTTTTTATTAAGGAATCAAGGTAGTAGTTGTACTAGTTGAAGGCCAAATAGTAGTAGTTGTACTAGTAGTTGAAGTGATTGGACCACTGTCATCAGTTACAGCACCTAAAGCAGCAACTAAGATATCTTCGATGTCTTGAGCTAAAGCTTGAGGAGCAGCAATAATAATAGTTGAATCTTCGTGGATATAATCACCCCACTGATAAGCAGACTTATCATATTCGTTGAACTTGATATAGTAAGTATCGTATACAGTACCATCAGTTACCCAAGACTCAAAGTTCTCATTGTAACCATTCATTCTGTATAGATGCTTCAAATATCCAGCTTGGTAGCTATAGAAGTTCTTCTCTAATTGTTGAATCTCAGCAGAAGTTCCAGATGGATAAGTTGCACGTTGAGTAACTTCCACTAGAGCCACATTGTTACAAGGATCTGCTACAATAAAGTCAGCAGTAGTAGCTGGACCAGAGAAGATGAAAGTTCTAAAGTACATACGATCATACTCCCAAGGGAATGCAGCGATATCACATGGCTGTCCATAAACAGTTAATGGCTTACCAGAGATACGTAAGATTGCAGATGCATTATTACCAATACGTTGGAATTGATAGAACGTAGAGAATGAAATGTTGTCAGGGTTGTTACCTGGAGCATCCAAATTTAAGTGATAGATCAAATCATCGATTAATGCAGGAACGTCAACATCAGTACAAGGATCTCCACCACAAGCTAAACAAGGAGCATTAACAGTTACACTACGAGTGAAACCATTGAAGTACAATGTGTTGATGTAAGAAGAAAATGCACGTAACGTTAAAGTTACAATTTCGCCTGGTTTTACAGTGAAATCAGTAATATCAGTTACTTGGTTAGCAGCAACAGGGTTACCTGTAACTTTATACCATTCAGTGATATTCTCAGAAGAGATCTTGTCAGAACGCTTCGAGCCTTGTAAATACGTATTAGTACGTCCTTGAGCAGCATAGAAATATGGAGCAGCACCAATGTTACCAGTGGTTGCAACAGCATACGTGTTCAAGTATAAACCAAACTGACCAGCAGTTAAGTTTTGCGTAGAACCAGTGCTAGGCAATGTGTTGCCTACTGGAACTACGAACAGGGTGGTTAATGAAAAATCAGCCATTTATATATTTGTTTAATTGTTTACTCGTTTGTTTGTATTCTGTACATTGAGCTCTGAACAGCAGATTGATTCTCAGTGTACATTGCAAGATTTTGAACTGTTAAATCTAAAATTTCATCTTCTAGATATAATTCTAATTCGCAATCTTGGTCAAAGGATGGTTGGCCATCTAACATTATATATCCAGTCTTATTGATATAATCAGGATATCTCATGTATGAAACGTATATACTTGTTGGTGTAAATGTACCATCTGTAAATACGCTTATTTCGTCTGTGCCTAAAAAGTTAAAAGATTCTTGATATTCAAATGATGGAGCATAATGAACATTATTTAGTAAAATGTTTAAATCTCCATGCTTTGCAAGATCTCTATTAATCCAAATCTTTCTACCTACACACCTTCCTTTGTCAGCTAAAAAATAACTATCAATATAAAACATGTAAGTTGGACATAGTAATGTAATGTCTGCTTGCCATTGATTTATTTGACTATTTATTAAGGTTAATGGTAATTGACCATCGTTGTAATTTACCACTAACCTTTGTAAGTCTTCGTAACGTTTCTTAAACGCATCTAGACCAAGACCAGAAACTGTACTAAAACCATCTACCTTTTGTTTTATTAACTTAATCTGTGCCTCATTGAGTGCCAAGATTTTGTCTTCTAATGGTATTTGTTGATGTTCATTAGTAGATAGTTTATTTAGTTTTTGATCAATCTTATATAATAAACTATCTACTGGGATCATACTGTTGCTAATTTTTTACCTTTTAACTTTTGCTCTAAGATTAGTAAATCATCTTGATGATCTTCATCTGCAAGGTATTTAACTAATTCTTCTTCATCAATTGCCATTTCTAGTTCTCCCATATAAACCTTACCATTAGGTTTTACACGATAAATAGAATGTGTAATTGCTTGTTTAACTAAATCTTTAATTGCAAGCAATTGGTCTTTCATATCTGCGAATCTATTGAAGACTTCAATTGGAGATAAACCTTGGTATTTTCCCTCTTTGAATTCAGTTTGTTTTAACAAGTTATCCACTTGGTTATAAACAACTTCTTCTTTAGTTTCTTCTGTTACAGGTAAGCCTAACATTCTTGCTACTTTCTTTTTCTTATCAGGAGACATAGAATCAAACTTGACAATTGCCTTGTTGATTACTTGCTTCTTCTTGTAAAGAACTGCATTTTCAATCTCATCATCTACAACATAGAATTGTGTATCTGCTGGATATTCTCCACGCTCCCAAGCTTGATATGAACTAGCAATAGTTGGATGAACTCTCAACCATGCAAATGCTAACTCTTGCATTGGATTAGTGAAATCAAAATAGTTATCACCATCTAATAACTTTACAGCTTGTACGTGCATCATATCATCAATGCCTTGAGATAATCCATAGTTCCAAAACTTAGAACGAGGACCAAGATCAACATCACCTAGTGCATACTCTAAACGTTTGCGTAACTCTGTAACACGATCTATTTCTAGTTCGCGTTCTGTAGGATCAGCGATACGTCTGATATATGCAGCATCAGGATTCAATCCTGTACGATACTGACCATCCATTTCCTTGTAAGGATATTTAAAAACACCTGTACCTGGAACTCGTGTCAAACCTTCACGTGAAAGTCCACCTTGCATTGTCTGCAATTGTGAGTTGTTGTAATCTTTCTTAATAGTAGAAATTTTGCCTGTCTTACCCATATGTAGTTTAATTTTTAATTGGTTTTTAGCAGAGTGCTATCCATCGAAGGAATAGCGACCAGGGACACCCCAATCCAAGCACTCTGTATCAAGAACACTCTCCCCCATAGGAGGGAGGAGAGAGGGAGAGGTTCTTGTGCTTATCGATTGATAAGCGTGGGACAAAGTCCCATGTATTAGAATTGAGGGATTTCTTCGATCAAGACTGTGCGAGACAAGTCTTCAATGAACACATCACAACGATCCTTCATCCAGATTTCGTATCCTGGGAATTTGTTCGCAGAACTCATACCTTGAGACTTAGCAAAGCCTAAGTGGTGACGAGTACCATCGATATAACCCCAAGTCATAGAAGGTGCACCCTTCATACGAACCTCACGAATGTTATTAACCATTGAACCATCAGACATTGGAGATACGTCAAACACCATAAATACTGGAGTTGATTTCTTGTTTTGTCCAAATTCTAAGTTAGTTTGAGGAAGATCTAATTCTTTTAAGTGAATTAACTCAACACGACCAGTCTCACGAGTAACCATTGCATCGAATGCAAAGTTGTAAGTGATGTGTTGTCCTTCTCCTTGCATGTAACGATTACCTGAATCAGCCATGAAAGTTAAACCTGAATTCAAAGCATCAGTCTTAAGTGCTTGTTGGAACACGTCGAAGCCAGCTTCGTTAGTGTACATTTTAACACGACGATCCTTAACATCCACACGACGATAGAATAAATCACCAAACACTGAACGAATCAAGTTAGCAGTGAATTCTCCACGATTGTATTGAACCAAGTTACCATTGTTACGCATACGATGGTATACACCAGCAGAAGTACGCTTCAATTCTTGCTTAGAACCATTAGACTTAACAGTACCTGGACGAGCCCAGATCATACGCTTAACCTTTAATTCTAACATAGACTTACGCATCCAGAACTCAACGAATGGCTCCCACTTAACATCATTACGAGTTAAAGGAAGTTGGTTACGACGTTGAGGAGCATATACTAAGATATCTAAAGCTGAACCATCAGCATTAACTAACATCTTGTCATCAGCCCATTCAGTAATTTTGTGCTCATATCCATATGCAGAACTCAATGATTCGAACATAGTGATTTGCTCACCTAAACGTGGCAATCCTAAAAGGTCTTGATCAAATTCACCAATAGCAGCATCAACTAATTCAAGCTCTAAACCAATCTGTAAGAATACAGGTGATACGAAGTCAACTTGAGGATTGTCAGTTACTAATGTGAAAGTGTATAAATAACCCATGTTCCATGGTTGAGGATCTTTGATCGCATACCAACGAGGACCATACTGACGAGTACCTACAGAAACGATTGCGTTCTTAGAGAATTCGTTAGTGTCAATAATCACTTGAAATTCTTGACCATCGATACCTGGCTTATCCAACTCTAAAGTGGAATCAGGAATGTCGATGATTTTAGGGAATTTGTAAGGAACTTGTACTTGCCACTTCCAAGCATCACTATTGTTGTCGATGTAGTAAGGAGTTGACTTGTTGATCATGTCCAAGAAGTCATTGCTGTACAACGAACTCTGAGTGTACAAACTGATGATCTTCTTGTCATAGTCTGCTGGCTCAGTTGAGTGAAAGCTTTCCAAGTGGTTTGAATCTGTTAGTTTACCTACTGCACGTTTGTCCATAGACGCTACACGAGCATAAGTAAAGCCAGTTAAACCAGGGATAGTTTGAATTGCCATTTTTTGTTTATGTTTAATTTAATAATTGTTAATTACTCCACCATGAGTTAGGCTTATCTGACTTGGAAGATTTTACACCTGAACTTTTAGTAGCTTGTCTTGCGACTTCACCAAACAGACTATCTGTCTTCTTGGTAACTCCTGATTTCTGAATGGTTGATAATGTTGGATCTTTTTCTAAAATCTTTAGAAGTAGAGCAACCTTCACTTTCATTTCGTGGTTCTCAGGACGCTTAAGTTCCAGAACAGTGCGATCAAAATCTGTTAAATTTTCACCAGAATTTGTTTTCCACTTTTCTGTTATTAAAAAATCTTGTAGTTCAGTTGCTAACTTTGGATTAAGAGGAATGCCATCAAACTCCTTTGCTTTAAGCTTATCTTGCAATATCGAAGTGACATTGTTTGAATATTGTTGCTTGTAAGCCTGTTGTTGTTGTAATTGGGCAGCTTTCTCTTGCTCCAGTTTTTGAAGCTTTACAGCTTCTTTTTTAACCAACACTTTATGATGTTTAGCAGCAACGCTTTCTAGATCACCATAATTTTTGAGTCTTTCGATCTCTGTTGTTATATCTTCAGGATCATAATCTTGATCTGCTAAAGTCTGTTTAATAATTGCTATTTGGTTTCCTTCGTCTGATAAATCTAGATCAGTGAATGATTGAATAGCGTTGTATGTGCCAAAGTAATCTTTAGGATCAACTCCATTTACAAATATTGCAGTGAAGGCATTTTGATAATCTTCACCAAAACGTCCTATAAAGTTTTCTACAATCTCAGATGCACCTTTCTTCTTCTCAGATTCAAAGCGTTCTAAGAACTCTTCTGCTGTGTTAATATTTACATCTCCCTCGTCTTCATCTTTTGTGAAACCTCCTAATTTAAAAAGGTCTCTAGAAAATGCTGCGAAAGGGTTAATTGCATCATCATCTTCTTCTTCTTCAGATGTTGCTGCTTCTGGAGCTTCTTTAGCTTTTGCTATTGGAGCTGCCTCTTCTTCCTCTTCTTCTTCATCACCTCCTAATAAAAAGTCTGTGATTGATCGAGAATTATCTTCTTTCTTTTCTTCTTCTTCTTCAACCTTAGCAGAAGCTTTAGTTGCTTTAGGAGCTGGAGTTTCTTCAGCTTTAATATCTTTAATATCATCAGGACTTGCTGAGGCTGTATCAGGACCTAATAAATCATTTAATAGTTCTGTACTCCCCATACCCATTTCCATGGTATCCTGAATGCTGAAGTTCCCAATATTTGGGGTTTCTAAGTCATTGGCCATACGTAGTTTGTTTTTTTGAATTGGTTTTTCGATATAAAAATATGTTGTATTAAATTAATAACAAATAGAATATGCCCAAAATGGTTGAATATTCTAGATAATATAGCATTAATAAAATCTTCTCTAACCAAGATGGTTAGAATTACTTACTCTTCGATCCTCTATTACGTGCATTTATCTTTGCAATCTCTAAATCATTATCTTGATTTTTAAGATCTGCATCTATCTTTCTGTTCTCTACAGCTATTTTTTCTTTACCTAATTGATTCTTTCCTTGAATATCCTTCATCTTAGTTTCATAATCTTTAGTTGCGTTATTTGTTTCTGCAGCAAGCTTAGTCATTTCAAGAACGTCAGGAGTACCAGAGATATCAGCATCTACTAATGGGCCTGCTTTAGATTCAGCTGCAATCAATGCAATTTGTACCTTATTGATTCTATCTAGCTCGTTTTGATAATCATCATGTGCTATTTTCTCAGCTTGCATCTGTTGAGCTTGTTGTATTTGTTCTTGAGCAATTTGTTTTTGTTGATCAAGTTGTTGTTGCTGTTGTTGCATCTTCTGATCTTCAAGTTGTTGCTGACGCTCTTTAAGAGTCTTGAACACTTTCTTCATCTGACGAACAGAGTTTGTAGAATAAAGCTCAATGACATCATGTAAGCTTCCACCATTCTGAAGAACAGCTTGAGACAATCCTCTGATCTCATTGAACATCTTCTGATCTTCTGGACGATTAGTTAAGAATACTTTAAGATCTCTGAATTTAAGATCTGTTCCATTAACTTGTACAAATGCAGATTCTCCTTCAGATGTTATGTATGATATAGTTGATTGAGGCTTTTTAGCTTCAACATATAAAGATGCATCTATAATAGCTTGATACACTTGGCCTAACACATACTCGTGTGCTACAAACAATGGCTCTGTCTGTGAATAACTTTGTGTGATTGCAGCATTAGTACCTGTAGCAGTTTCAGAAGCTGAGACAGATCCTAAACGTTGTTTAGACATACCAATTAGTTCCCAACACTCATTCTTTAATTGTTGAGCTAATGTGTAACGAGATTGAATCTCTTGCGTACGTGTCATATCAATATCCCTAAACTGATTGAATGAGCTTGGAGATTTTAAGTTCTCTGGAGAGTCATCAATAAATACAACACCTCTGTTACGAGCTTCCATCTCCCAGATATCAAGAGCATCTTGTGCATCTCCATCTTTAGGAATAGGAATATGTCTAATAGACATCAATTGCACCTTACCAATTTCTTTTTCAAGAAGTTTATAAAGTTGGTTCATACAAACATTGTAAAGAACCTGGAATGGTTTCATTAAGTCTACTAAAGACTTTGCCTCTGTATTTTTAATCTCATGCACCAATCCAATAATAGGACAGTAGTTTAATAACTTGAATGGTTTGATGTGGTAGATATCTGGTCCAATCTTAATACCTTGATACCATTGATTAATCCATCCCCACTCTAATGAGATCTGTGTAGGGATAGTGTTGCTTTTATAATTCTCGTCAACTAACGTTGATTGCTCATTACCCATCTCATCAAGATAGATGAGCTTACCAATCTTCTTTTTAGAAATCCAATACGCTCTTACTACTACATACTTGTATCCAAATGAAGACACATTTGATGTTAAGCCCAAGAAGTCTTGTAAGCCATCATCGTTCTGTTTCATCTCAGACTCAATCATCATACGAGTCTGAAGAACAAGTGGGTCGAATGTATCGTATTGAATTGAATCAATACCATTACCTGCCTCTGGATTACCAAGGTTAGACTCACGAACATTAATTAAACCATAGTCTTGTAATGATGATCTTAAGTGATCAATCTCATCTTTAGTAAGATCAGGAATGCTCTCAATAATCTCAGACAATTCCATAACCTGTACAGTGCCAGCAGCATACGCACCTTGAGCACGTCCTGTTGGATCTGATACATATTTACGATCTGGTGTAGATAGGAACCAAGTGTTCTTTGGATTGGCTACTTCTATATTATATCCAAGCTTAGAGTTATCTTCATATATATGATAGAACTCACGAGCAGAAATTAACATATCTCTGAATGCATCCTCACTCTTCTCCTTCATTGTGAAATCTGCTTTCTGACATGTAAGCACATGGTTAGCCCATTTCTCTGCAATAGATGTATATGAATCAAGCTCATCTTTGACTTGTTCTAAAGTCATTTGTTCAAGTTGCTCACCATCAATTTCTTCTCCTTGCATGGCAGCTTTTTCAAGAATCTTTTGCTTAGCTGTATTTATAACATACTCTTGAAGTATGCCTGTCTTGAATTCTAATTCTTCTGCTTTTGAATCATCATCAAATGCTTTAACTCTAAATGCATCAGGACGTTTTGATATCTCACCAACCAACTCATTTAAAGGAGTGGTGATGATAGAATACATCTTTACATAGGCTGGTAATTCTAGATCAGCTGTCAACATATCTGTGAAGCTTTTCACCTGAGGAGCTGACTGATAAAAATCCTCCATACGAAGGATGCCTTTAACAAGATCATAGTTTTTAACAAACGTATCTCTATTCTTTACGTACTCAGCATAGGACTTATTAGCAAAATAGTCCATTGTATTCTTGATCCAACTCTCATCCATTTTCTCCTTCTCAGTTTTGAACTGATCAGGAAAGATGTTCAGATAAGCATATCTGATGGTCGCATCTTTGGTATATCTAATAATTGCCATTATGTAAACAGTTTTTGTTTAGGTCTATTATTGAAAAGCCCTCTAGACTCTTCAAACAATTTATTTTTCTTAATTCTTGAATGCATAGCCATTACTCTAGCATCTCCTGAAGATCCCACTCTTCCCATAATAGGATCCATCTTCATAGCTAATGCTACTGCTAATTCAGCTGCGATGATTCTATCAAAGTTACCATCTTCATTATACTGAATCATTTCTTCCAAAAGTACAGGGTCAAATATCTTAACCATACCTTTCTTTTCACTAATAATTTCTCCTGCTTCATTCTTTTCAACAAGCAGAGTTTGTTCTGTATATTTCTTAAGACATCCATGTAGGAAGTCTCTTATTTTTTCTGCTGAACGATGTATACCATAGTCACGTCTCACAGTAGTATTAGGTACCACTTCTTTTAACCATTCAGGTTGTTTCTCTAAATAGTGAGCATCATTCTTAGAAATCATGTAATCAATAAATGAAACCTCATCATTCTCACACAATGCTCTAGCATTATAATATTTAATCAAGAGTCTAGCTTGTTCTTCCCAAACTTCCTTCTTATCAGGACGAGCACAATACGAGGCTACAAACATATCTTGATACTTCTCTCCTGTAATTGCATGCATTCTCTTATAGATGTATACAGCTCCCAATGATGTTGAATAAGCAGCTTTACCTTGACGATATGGATCGACTCCAGCTACATATAATCCATAAGGAGGATTCTCTACAGGAAACTCATATATAACTATAGGAGCATCCTTATGATCTGTATTCTTAAGAGGGAAGTTGGTGATGGGCAATTTGTCTGTAAACTCATGCTTTATACCATCGCCATCATCATATAGCACAACAGGTGTACCAGTACGTTCATTAGCTAGAAGTCTGGCCTTTTGTCGTTTTGCTCCCTCTATATCAAATATATTAGAATCTTCATTTAAAAATATATCATCCACTTCTTGTGGATAGTACATCTTCTCTTTTAAATATGCAAGTCTATCACCAGCCCTTTTAAGTCTTTCAAGATTATCATTGGTTATCTTTGTAGCTAGTTCTTCATCAGACACTAACATCCTTACATTATGTAAATCATTCTTCTTTGGTAGATCTAAATATGCACCAAGAGAACTTTCATACTTGGCCTCCATCCTAAACTTGTGAGAGATGAATAGTCCATGTATACGTTTTTCATCTTTAGCATTATTGTATTCTAAGAAGTTATAGTTGCCAACATCGAACATTAAGCTCTTGGCATCCATAAATTTCTTCATATCCCCACCAGTCCCAGTAAGAATTGGTGAGCAGCCCCAGCCAAAGGGTGTTGTGAAACCAGGCACAGCTGCTTGAAAGCCTCGTAGGAAATTTCCTTTACCAATTTCATCTATAATTAATCTTCTAGGTTTTGTACCAGCAATAGCTTCTTCGTTATTACCTTCGTCTAAGTTACGTATTAATATCTGCGAGAAGGGAATACGTTCTCCTCCTCTTGTCTTTACACCAAGCGTCACTTGGTTCTTCCAATTATCCTCTACACGTTGCCATTTCCAGGCTTCTGGTAGATAGTTTAATCCTTTGTCAATCTTATCTGTAATAAGCTTAATATCTGCTGCATTCAAACCAGCAATAATGTTCTGCGAGTTCTCATCAAAGGTTGCCCCATGTGACACATACGATGCCTCTAGAACAGACTTAGCAAAACGTCGAATACCAAGGATAACTAATCCCTTTTTCTCCTTCTGTGCTCTATCAATCTCAGAGCTCACAATCCACTCATTATCACGAAGGGATGGATTAGCATATTTCTGTGCTATTCTACCATAATCATCTATAACGTCAATCTCTGTATGCCATGCATTAAGATGCCAGTAGAGGAATGGGTTAATGTAGGTGTCTCCCATCATACAACCATTCTTACAAAGCTCCTCGTGAAATGCATAAAAAGCATCATACTCAACACTGCCAGGTGTGGGTAGACGCTTCTGATTCATCAGCCAATCTTTATAATCGACCTTATGTAGTTTCATTACGTTGCTTTAACCACTTCTCAGCTTTAGAGCTCATGCTTACGCCACCTCTCACTTCCACTTTAGCCTCTTCTTTCTCACGTAGTTTATCAACCACCTCAAGAAGAGCTAAATAGTTCTTCATTGTCTCTTGGATGAACTTACCCTGAGCCTCAATAGAGGCAATAACCATGGGCATTACACCACCTTTTGTTGTTGGTTTCCACTCAATTCTATCCTTTAGCTCATGCATAGGATTATTATCAACATATGTTCTCCATGATGATAATTGTTCTTCAGCCCATTCGAGCTCTGTATTAATATATGTAGTTTTCTTTGGTGCTGCCATGTTAGTCTAGGTCTTCTTCGTCTTCATGCAGTATGTTATGTAACTGCATTCCATCCTTTATAATCTTATCTATCTCTGATTCATCTGGATGAGGAACATCCATCGTGAGTTGTGCTTTGTATCTAATGAGTGCCCAATGCATCTCTTTATCTGTTATTCCCCACACATCTTTATATTCATCTAGGGCTGTCTCTATGTGTCTGCCTAGATTATATGTTGGAAAGGCTTCTTTTAATTCTATAAGAACTGCGAGAATTTTTTCATAGTAGTTTACTTTCATTATATAAGTTGATTAAAATCCTCATCTGTAAGCTTAGTAATTATGTTGATTTCACCACTTTGTATTTCATCATCATCATCCAATTCAAAATTATCTATAGCTTCTTGATTGATATATTCTTCTGTAAATATGACAGAGATTCTATTGTCCTTTTCAGATGCTATTATATCAATAAAATCTACACCCTTATTATATAAGTCCATAAAGACATCTATAATTTCATCAAGAGGAACCTTCTTTATAATAGCCATCCTACATGGTTTGTTTTTTTAATTTTTCTTCTTCTTCTACTGTGCTCACCATAGGAACCCAATATCTTAATGGACACATGCAAGAAAGACATGCCACCTTAGCTCTTAACATACAACCACATTCTGTGCAATGATCATCTGGCCTATTTGTTTGATGATTTTTAGAATGCTTTGGACAAGCTTCGCAGATCTCCAACCTGTCCTTGCTCACTTGCTCAATTGTTGCTTTCATTTCAGAAGGGGGAATTAACATATTTTTCCAGCCTTCATAGATTTGTTTAAACTGTTTTACTTTATCAAAGTTAATCATGGTCTATCGTTGGTTTTAATAGATTTATTTGATCGATTGTTTTACTAACTATAACACTAGCTTTCTGTCTTTCTACCTCTGTCTTTGTTTCATCATCCACTGTGGCTTGAAACGTGTCTCTTTTCCCTATAAGCTTAGCCATCTTTCTGTGAGCTTTTTTAACATTAAGCATAAACTTCCCAAATCCTGATAATTCTACAGAATGGTTTACATCCATAGCCTCATTAGCACTCTGGAATTGATGATTGACAACAGCCTCTATCATCTTCTCATTTATAGACAGCTTTACAGCTAATGTCCTTATAAGAAACTCCTTATGTGACATACTCTGTGGCTTATTCATTATGCTCCATCTTTATCTCCAATGTTATGTCATTAGAGAAATTAAGAATTATAACAGGGTTCACTTTTATCTTGCTGCCATCCTTAACAAACACACCAATTCTTTTCAGCTTTGATATAATGTTGTTAATTGTAGGACTGGTGCTATTGTATTTCTTACAAAAATCTTCTCGTATACTTGAATAAGAAATGTTCCCACGAATAGCTGTAAATGCTACAAGCTGTATCTCCCTTTGTGTAAGTTTTAAACCATTGACAGTGGACAATACACTATAATACTTTTCAGCCATTGCATAATTATCCTCTATCTTCCTAAGAAACTTCTGGACAATAATCTTCTTGCTACTGTTTTCCATATTTAGTTTGGTGGCAAATATATGTATATTCCTTGGAATATCAATGACTGTTATTGATTTCCATTGCTATATTATATATTAAATTTTGTAATTACAAATGAAATCGTAATTACTAAAAGATGAATATCAAGCCTCTTCATAGAATAATAATGTAACTCCTTAGCTCTAAACTCAAAACCTATCCCAAACTTAGAAATATTATTAAAACGAATATCTATCATGATGTTTCTGTTTACGTGAAAGGAAGCCCCCCCCTTTCCCCCCCAAAGATGAGGAAACTTTTTTGAAATAAAAAATTTGTCAATAGGAAATTTTTCATTGGCCCCTCCCCCAAAATTTTTTATAGCCCCCATACCCCTTGTGTCTATGGGAGGGGAGTCCTCATCATATTACAACCCCCAAGGAAATTAGTGGGATGACGTTATCCCCCTGTCATCATCTAGGCAGATGTTAAATAGCCATAATTATAATGAAAAATTACCAAAGAGTACAAAGGGTGTTGCAAGTATTTCTACTAGTCATGTCACTCTTAGCATTAGCACAGATTTGCTATTTAGTTGTAACTAGAGAGTACAGTAACAATCATCTGATTCTGATTGGCATCTTCTGCATGCCATTGATCATGTCAGTGTTTGTTGCAATTGATTTACTAAAACAAAAACTAAACTAACAACTATCCTTGGTAGTGGGAAGGTAAACTACCATTCAATACAATGATAGTAAATCCAAGACAGGCTTACAAGATGCTACAATGGCACAGTGTCTATGAAGGCGAATTAGAATCTAATGAAGAAGATGCAGAACTATGTGATGCATTAATAGAAGTAATGAAAGATTGTCATGATATTATTCCAGATAATGAATCGAATACATATCACACAATGTACAAGTATTATCAATACCTTAAATCAATCAATCACTTAAACAATTAAATCAATGAAATTCAGGACAATTATTTATGGATCTTTCGATCAACCAGAAGTATTCACAGCTCATGACGAGCTTGGTGATATAATAAAAATAGATAAAGAGCTGTTGGAATATCAAACTTACAAAAATGGAGATAAAGAAGACTTTCTCAGATTTCCATTCTATTGCGAAGTTCGTAGAGCTACCAGTGGTGAACAAGTAGCTCACAAATGCTTCATGTACTCATACGATGCACTTAAATATGCAAATATGGAAATAGATGTATTAGAACATGAAATACATGAACTACTAGAACAACGTTCATCAAATCAAATCCTTTAATCAATTAAATAAATCAATTCACAATTAAATCAAACACAAATGGAAGTATCAGTTAGAAAAGAAGAGGGTGTATCAGATGCATACCTTAGAGCACATGAGTCAATTATGATGGCAGTAAAGCTATTTGAGCAACGTTACTTAGATCGTGATGAGCTATCAAAAATTGTGCTACACGCTGCAGAAAACAGTAAATACTTACTATCACTTAATGATTAACAACCAAACCTTTGGCAGAAGAATAAACTGTCGTAATAAACAAATGAAAGCTTACATAATTCAATCAGGACACTTCTCTCAAGCAGGGAATTTCATGGGATTCTCAGCAAAAGGTGAGAAGATTCACATCTACAAGAAGGACATTATTAGACTATTTCCACAAGTTGGAATAGTCTATCGATGTTTGGGACGATATGAGAAAGAACTAGTCAAATTACCATTCTACTGTCTAGCAGAAGAGCAGGAATTTGATTACATGGATCATAATGGACAGAGAACAGGACACAAGTTTACTAGACTCACAGCATTTGTGATAAGTGACAAAAAGTATGAGATCAAAACTGCAGCAGTTAATAATTATGATTACACTCATCCTTACTCAAGCTACAATAATGATCATCTACTAGATCATATCCACAATCTAAAGATTGATCATGAGGTATCATACAATAAAATGGCAGAGATGTGCAATGATCTAAGAGAAGAGAATGAAGAGCTAATAGATGAGAACAAAAGGCTCAAGTGGGATCTAGAATACTCACAGTCAGAACGTGAGAGACTAGAGCTATTGTGCAAAGAGCTTGAGACTAATAAGTTCACTGAGTCACATAAGACACAGATCAAGATAGCACAATCTGCTATAGGACTGACTAAGCAAGTACTAGATAAATTAATTAATAACGTTTAAACAATAAATAACAATGGCAAATTACTTAAAATTTCTTGACAAAACGTCAAATGAACTAGTGTCTCTCTTTAGCATTGATGAGAGAATCTGTAAAGAAGTGTATCACGTAGAACCTCATGATAAAGATTGGGGATCTGATGTGTTTGATTGGTACAATACAATTGGCTTCCAATTATCAACTGGCAAAAGCATAGAAGAAGTTAGACAACACTATGTCACTTCTGACTTGTGGACAGAAGAACTTCCTACAATACTTCCTGTAATAGAGTTCTTAGAGAATAATTACACACCAAAAGCATCATGGCGTTGGTCATAATGTTCATTAGAACAAAACCTTTAATCAATCAATAATTTTAATTTAACAACCAATCCTCTGGGACAGGAGAAGACATCTGAACACAAACACAATGACAAGTACAACTTTAATGACAGCAGTAATTAACAATGGTCAGTTCTCAGTAAATGGTAACTTCAGTGGCTACACAGCTACAGGAGTGAGAGTTCACATCTACGCACGTCAGATGTCAGCAATAGGCTGGGAAGCAGACGATGATGTGAAATATCCATTCTATGCATTAGCAAAGGAGAAGGAGATCACACCATTCGAAGCAGATGGTAAGACACTATCTGAGACCAAGTCTATCAGACTAACTGCTACAGCAGTGTTTACCACTGTCGATGCACTAGCAGCTGCTAAGGGCGAAGTGGTGTTAGTCGAAGCTAAGGTTAACAGCATCATAGCCAAGCAGGCTGTGGCAGCTGGACTAAGCGAAGACACCATGAAAGACTTGCTATCAGTAGCAGTCTAACAGTGTGCTAAGAGAAGGGAGGATTACGCTCCCTTCTTTTTCCCTCTACAAAAACTGTTCATCAGACCACAACCCATTAGGAGTTTGATGTAGTATAGTATATATATGCTCATTAGGAACTTAGACATCTCCTATCAAGTATGTCATAACAAACAATCTAATATCAAGTACAATGAAAAATTATGTAATCAACAATGGAGGATTCACTGCCAATGGTAACTTTAGTGGTTATACAGCAATGGGTGAAAGAGTACACATTTATGCTCGTCAAATGGCTTCTAATAATTGGGAAGCTAATGAAGACGTTAAGTATCCTTTTTATTGTCTAGCTGTAGAAAAGGAGATTGAGCCTTTTGGTGCTGATGGTAAAACTCCTACAGGTGAGAAGGTGAAGCGTTTAACTGCTACATCTGTATTCCTAACTGTAGATGCTTTGGCTGAAGCTAAAGGTGCTACTGTATTGGTAGAAGCTAGAGTTAATAACATCATAGCTAAGGAAGCTGTCGCTGCTGGTTTAAGTGAAGCATCTATTGCTGATCTATTATCTGTAGCTGTTTAACAATAATAAAGGGGAGAGAGCGATCTCTTCCCTTTATATATGTATATATAGTAAACTAATGGTATTTTGCAGTTTATCCCTAGGGAGAAATAAACTTTTATGGTAAAATAGCATCAGAATTATATATATCTGTGTGTAATTTTGTGGTGGTGTAAAGCATCATGGCTATTAATATCGTTCTCACAAGAGCTATAATTGTGGTGAACACTGAAAATATATAGCATTAATAATAATCCTTTAACATAATAAAGAAATGGAGAATCTTAAAGATTTAATTAAAGAGTGCATAGATGATCGTGATGATGTACTATGTATTAGTTTATCATATAATGATCATGATAACAATGATGACGAAACATTTATATATCTTCCTATTAATGGAGATATGAATGAGTTCATGGATAAGTTAGATATAATGATTGATCCTATATGGGTCAATCTTGATGCTACTGTTTGGTTTACTAATAATAGATGGGCTACGTATGATGTCACTTATGATTATTGCTATGGTCATTGGTATTATCATCGTCGTCCTGATATACCAGAATATTTAAATAAAGAAATTAGTGTAAATATATAGCATTATGAGAAAGTTTGATTACATACTACCTGCTATTGTAGGTGTATTTTTGTTTGTTGTTTCATTACAACTACTGCATGGTATTACATCATTTAATGATGGAACTAATTTTATGAGATTATTCTATGGTACGATAATTATGATTTTCTCATTACTATCTATATTTATTGCTATCAACGAATATAAGCACCACAACCACTAATACATAAATTATCCACACATTCTAAATCATCAAAAGATGAAAACATTTAACGTTACCTTAAGCCAATATTTATGTTGGTGTAAGAACTATCCATTAGTGATGCATGACTATGTTTATGCCAATAACTATGTGATGGTAAAGATTAAAATTAGCCTATTAAAACAACTATTAACAACAGGCTATAAAGTTATGAATTAGGTTAAAGGTTGAATGCATAGAGCTCTTGGACATTGTCCTTGAGCTCTTTTATTTTTTCACATTTTAAACATGCATAGACATGAGAGATCAATTAAATGAGCTATTAAAACTAGCTAAGCAATTACGTAGTACAATTCAGATAAACAATGTAGATGAACAGCACATTCTAGTATCTACTTGGATAACTGTAAGAAGAAGTGGTAAAGAATATTATTCTGTATCATTTTTTAGTGGCATTACTAGTAGAAAGTTAGAAGTGTCTTTATTTGAAAAGGGAGATTATAATAGTAATTCTGTTACTATTAGTGTAGAAAATGTTAGTGATGTTGAACTAGATGAGATCGTATTGCGTAGTAAAGGAGATATTATTACCTTTATTGCAAAATTAGATGACACTCGTGAAAAACGAAGATTAGATAAGATTATAGAGCTTCAAAATCAACTAAAAGAACTAAATGAAATACAGTAGTGCACAACTAATATTTCCACAATATTACCCTGATCAATTAGAGAAGGGTATGTATTTTGTGACAATGGAAGGTCTCGTTCAAGAGAATCCATATGTACATATATATGAGCTTGATCATATTCCAAGAGATCAAGGTGCATATATCGAGAAGCATGGACTACCTGTCCAGCCTCATCTCATCATGAGAACAAGTAGCAATCCTGATATAACACCATCAGTAGTAGCATATCCAGAACAAATAAAACTATCTGTAGAAGAAATGAATTTCTGTTCTGCAAGAGGCTATGTTGATATACTTACATATGATGATGGAGAAACAGTATTAGAAAAGAATGGTGACGTAGTCTTTTATATTGATGAAGAGTATGATGAATATGAAGACGAATAAAACTACATAGAATGTTAAAATATACATATCTAAATGCCACACAGAAGCAGAAGGTGAGAGATTTCTTTCTAGCTAAATTTAAATTTGAGCATGTTGTAGGACTAGCAGGTCCAGACATTAATCAATACATTGATAGATTGGCATCAGAGGGATGTAAACAATTTGAGATATATGAAAACGATTCTCAAACATTTATGTCTCAGGTGTTTAAAATCAATAAGCCTGTTCACATGATATATGGTGATATATTAACTGCAGATGCAGATAGAGATAATACATTGTATGATCTTGATTTTTGTAGATCTGTAAATCATTTAACACCACATATTAGGAAGTTTCAAAAGAATTTCATGATGACATTTAGTATAAGAATAAAGGGAGGGTCAGATAGCACTACAAAAATATTCTTTGATTCAAGAAATGAATCAATTATATCACGTACAGATATCACATCACCTATAGTTCATACTGAATACATCACAACTAAAGGAAAATATTTATTCACGCAATATTATGACACATCACCTATGTGTACTATTGCAAAAATCAATTAGTAAAATGGAAAAGGATTATTTTTATTCACAAACTGAACTTGGAGAGATGATAAATGCTCTTTCAATGTCAAATGCATCAGTAGCATCATTATCACGAGAGTTTGCAGTTAGGTATAATCGTGGAAAGACTGGTGTATATATGAAACTACACACTCTTACTAAAGGTATAGTGAGACCAGTAAAAGAAAAGATTCAAAAACCTGCAAAGATTAGTGTTAAGAAAGTGTCATTGCCAAAAAACATTGGTATTGATATACCAGAAGGTACAAGTTTTGACTTTACGAATGTTAAACGTGTAATATTACAAAAGAAATCATTAACAATCTATTTTTAAACCAATTCAAAATGAGAAATAAAGTGAGAGTATATGATAGAGATTCTGGGTGCTATTGCACTGCATTATTACAAGATCTTAAAGATGATAAATTAGCTGAAATAGTTGTTGAGTTTCATAGAGACAGATCTACAAAAAAAGGAGAAACACCAAAATATGAGGTGTATGATATTAGACCAGTTAAAAAAGTTAATTTAAAATAATGGAAAACTTAGAAATCATAAGTTTATTTCCAACTCCTGTACTCAGAGTAAGAGTGCAGGAGTATTTTCAAGATGAAATATGGAAATTAAAGCAGCTTAAGCTTGAGCATGTATATGGTAATGATATTATCAAAGATATTAATCATTTTAAATCAATAGAGTCATATTGTTTAGACTTACCAGGTATGGAGAAACTAAAGGCTTATATTGAGAAAGAGGTTAAAGATTTCTATGTACATGGACTAGCTATTGATGGTGACATCAAGATAACGCAGAGTTGGGTTAATAAGAATATAAATGGTGGTGGCACACATTACCACTATCACCATAATTCTGTAATTTCAGGTGTGTATTATATAGATGTACCAGACAACAGTACATTAATAAAGTTTTATAAAGCTGATGTAGATAGGTCAACAGTGTATAGATTAGAACCAGAAGTTAATCCTAATTTATTAGAAGGTAATCCATATGCTCAAACTAAAACTACTATACCTGTTGCTAATCATGAGATATTGTTATTTCCTAGCTATCTACCACACTCTGTACCAGATATGGCTACAAATAAAGATAGATGGTGCTTAGCATTTAACACTGTTCCAACTGTACTAGGATCAAGAGAAACATTAACTGAATTAATAATATCATGAAAGCAGAAGATAGAGCAGAAATTAAATTATTATCGTTTTTCTTAACATTTATTGTTATATTAGCATCATTATTAGCATTTGTATGGATGGTTTTTGTTACTTATAACTCACAGAATGAGGGAGTTCCAGATAAAAGTAGGTTTATGAAAAATAAAATAGAAAGATTTGGAGTAGCTAGAGAAGAAAACATCTATATAGACGATAGAGATCCAAATGCTAGATATACTGCACATGGTAGGTTAATAACAAAATCTGAATAATATGATAAAGGATAAGGTAACAGCAGGAATACTTACAATTGTAATATTGTATTTTACTATAAGAGTATTTGCAATGATATATGGCGTAGTTAGAATATTAAATGCGTCTGAATTTATTCCTGTTGATACCACTTATCATAATTATCCAGAATTAGATAGAACTCATCTTATATTTAAAAACTATGAAAACAATCAAATTAAAATTGACAGTACTAGATGAAACTAATCCAGTGCTAGTAGATGATGCAAACAATGTTGTTGTTGCATCTAGTCGTATGGCATGGGTAGTTCAAGAAGGAGGCAAGATAGTTAATGCACCTCCTGCTCTTCTTGCAGAACACATTGGTGAAATAGTCAATGTTCAAGCAGATAAGTCAGGTAAACCTGTAATGTTAAACGATAAAGCAATTATAGTATTATGAGCACAACAAGAGGCAGAACGCTTGCAGATTTCTATCACCCAACACAGGATGATGTATTTTGTAGTGTAGAAATCAAATGGGCACATCATTCATCACCTGCTACATTAGAACAGCCAGGTGATGATGATATAGTTATTGAGGATGCTAAATTAATAACCTATTGTGGTGAATATATTAATAATATGGAAGTACCTGATTGGGTAACATATGATGATATGTATGAAGCAATAGATCCAATGGATTATTATGATGACTATGATAACTAAACCACATCCAATTTTTTATGTTTTAACCTTTGCTACATTTGTAATGAGTGCAGCAATATTAAATAAGACTGTAATGAAAAACGAATTAAATATCACAATTAATCAATGGGGAATTACTATTGATAGACATTTGTCTGAAGAATATACACGTAAGAAACAAGAATATCTACGTAAATATAATCTTAAAGAAATCAAAACTAACAATACCAGGACAGCATTAGAACAATGGAACTAGTAGATTTCATACACAGAAAAGATCTCCTCACTAAACAAGAATGTGAGGAGATTATTAATATATTCGAAGCAAATGATAAATATTTGTTTCCAGGATATGTTTCTAAAGGATTAGATGAAGATGTAAAACATTCATCAGATTTTACTATTTGTCAAGAAAACCAAAGTACAATTAAAAGACTATATGGTGATAAACTTGACGATGTTGTAGATAAAATGGTTGATGAAATGTATAAATACATGGACAAGTTTCCAATATTTCTAAACACTACAGTTAATATTGATGCTTACAATATTCAAAGATATCTTCCAGGTCAAGGATTTAAAGCTTGGCACTATGAAACACGAGAAAAAGATGTTAGATTATTTGTATGGATGGTATATCTAAATGATGTAGAAGATGGTGGTACAGAGTTTATGTTTCAAAGACATACAGAACCAGCAACACAAGGTAAGTTATTATTCTTCCCTGCTGATTGGACTCACACACATCGTGGACAAGTTAGTCATACACAGAGTAAATACATTCTAACAGGATGGATATCTTTAGTAACGCAATAATGAAAGCATATCAAAGAAGTAAAATAACCATTTGGTTAGAAGACTTTGTTTATAACATTGCTATTAGAATAATGAGAGTAGCAATATGGGTAATTGATAAACAAAAACAAAGAAATGACAGAAATATATAACTATGTATTCCACTACAATCATCATGAAGAATTATGGTGGGCTATTCCAAGAGAGAGTTATCTTGATTATTGGAATGGAGAGAAACATTCATGTTTGTTTGCATTATCTATGAAAGATTTAATAGAGATAATAGAAGACAAATGAACGTTCTAATTTATGATATCGAGACAATGCAGGAACTATTCCTAATACATGTCTACGATCCAAAAGAAGATGAACATTATGATTTCCTAATTAGTCAGTGGCAGAATAACTTTGATGCATTTGTAAAACTAATGCAAGATAAGCCAGACTATTATTGGGTAGGTTATAATAATCTTCGTTTTGATGCTCAAGTGGTAGAATGGGTAATACGTAATCATGATGATTGGCATGAGCTCGCAGGTCTAGAAATATGTGCTAAGATTGCACAAAAGGCTCAAGATGTTATTGAAGACGCCAATTATGAACAGTTCCCAGAGTATCGTGAAGAGGATTTGTCGTTCAAACAGATAGATTTGTTTAAGGTTAATCATTATGATAATAAGAATCGTATGGTTAGCCTTAAACGTCTAGAGTTTGAGATGGATCTTGAGAACATTGAGGAGATGCCTATACATCATACAAAGCGTAACATGACTCAAGAAGAGATAGATGTTACAATGAACTATTGTATTAATGATGTAATGGCAACCTATGAGTTCTTTAAGGTTACAACAGGTGATACAGAACATCCCTTGTATAAAGGAAATGATCAATTACAATTAAGACTAGACATACAAGAAGAGTTTGATATTAACTGTATTAATTATTCTGATAGTAAGATTGGTGATGAGATGATTAAGAAGTATTATTGTGAAGAGAAGAAAATTACATATGCTAATCTACCTCGCACAGGATTCTTTAGAAAGAAGATAACTGTATCACAATGTAGACCTGATTATGTAAAGTTTCAAACTAACCAGCTCATTGAGTTTAAAAAGTACATAGATAAACTAGTATTAGGACTTAATGATGACTTTAAAGAAAGTATAAATTTTTATGGCAACACTTATACGTTTGCTAAAGGAGGCTTGCACACAGAGAACAAGCCAGAGGTATTTGAAGCTGATGATCAGTTTGAAATCATTGATTGGGATGTGTCTAGTTATTATCCTGCTATCATTATCAATAATGGCAGGTATCCTGCACATCTTGGTAAAGAGTTTCTTACTGGCTATAAGCGTATGTTTGAGAGGCGTCTTGAGCTTAAGCCACAGGCTAAAAAGAGCAAACGCATTGCAGGCATTGTTGGTGCCCTTAAGCTTGCTGTCAATTCTGTATATGGTAAGTCTTCTGATATGCAGAACTGGATCTATGACAGACAACTTACTATGTTCACTACTCTTACTGGAGAGCTTAGCTTGCTTATGCTTATTGAAGCGTATGAACTAGCAGGTATACATGTAATATCAGCTAATACAGATGGTGTAACTATTAGAATAGAAAAGACACATCTTGATGAGATGCATGAGATTAATGCATGGTGGTGTGAGCTAACTCAGTATGAGCTTGAGCGTACAGATTACAGTAAGATTATATTCTCAACAGTTAATGATTATCTAGCAGTTAAGACCAATGGAGAAGTTAAGAAGAAAGGTGATTTCCTTACAGATTTTGAATTACATAAAAACAAATCTGCTAGAGTGGTGCCTCTTGCTCTTGAGCGCTATTATTGCGATGGTATTCCTGTTGCTGATAGCATCAGTAATCATAGTAACATCTTTGATTTTTGTCTCAGACAGAAGGCTAGCAGAGACTTTCATTATGAAGGTAAGTTCAATGGCAAGACTACTATCTATAATAAACTAATTAGATATTATGTATCTAACACTGGTGAGAAACTATTAAAGATAAAGAACCCAGAATGTCTATCCAACGCTGCACCAATATCACAAGTGGAAGCAGGCGAGTGGGTAATGACAGTGTGTAATAAGCTATCTAAAGATCATCCTCTAGATAATATTAATCATTCTTATTACATAGAGAAAGCAGAAAGAATTATTAACAAGATTGATTACAATGGTAAGAAAAGACCTGTAATTATTCCAAACCAACTAAATTTATTTTAATGGCAGGAACAGACAAACAAAGAGAAGAGATTAACAGAAAGTTAGTCACTATGCAAATGGAAATGATAGGGTTAACCTATCAGGACGCAATGGACACACCAGAATTCTGGAGAGTGTATACATTGACAACAGAACAAACATTAGAATGGCGTAAGGCTGCTCTTCCACTTATCAAGAAAACTTTTAAGTGTAATAAGACAAGAGCACAGTCAACAATGAGTTGGTTCGAGCTTAATTTAGGATTGCGTGAGTATAATCCAGAAGAGGTTGATACAACACACATCCACACAACAATACCACCTGAAGCACATATACTTAAAGATCAACAGCCTACATTTTTACAAAAGGTTAAGAAGTTCTTTAGAGGATATTATGATTAACACTAAGTGTTAGTTAAAATTATATGCAAAAGGGTATAAAAGTGCAATATTTTACACTTTTATATGCGAAAGGGTATAGTTTATATTAGTAATATAAACTATTGTGCAATATAATGCACATTAATTCGACTATTTGTCGAATTGTGTAACATAATTTGACAAGTTTTGTTACAAAAATAGGCGCAATTCGAAAATAATAAGCGCATTGGTAGTATTACTACCAATTTTAGGAATTATTTAAACTAGCCTCAGAGAAATCTGGGGCTTTTCTATTACTGAATTTGTCACAGTTTTACTACTGACTTTGGCATATTGTAAACAATTTTGTTTACATATTATAATTTTCACACAACACTGTTTTATAATTTTTACACATTTTAAATCACAAAAAACATGGGAGCAGAAGCTTTTATCACAAGACAAAGAGGAATGAATGCTAGCGAAGCATACACACTCGCTGTAGAAGCAGCAGAATCAGAATTTGGCAGAGATGCCTACAATGGTACAATCAGTACAACAACTAGTTTTAAAGATGTCACTGCTGAATTTCGTAAGAGTAAGAAAGAAAGACATCAGTTTATTGATGATATGTTAGAGAATGCAGGTAAGCGTGAATGTTATGTTATTGAAGAAGAATCACCTGTAAAGAACAACAACAAGATTAAATCTGTTGTTGATCACACTGTTGTTAAAGGCACCAGTAAGTGGGAGCTTCGTTACAATGTGTACACAGGATGGGAAGACAAACAGTTGAAGTCTTTCAAGACTAAAACTGATGCTGTTAAATATGCTCGTGAGTATACAGAGAACAAACAAACCACTACTTTTGTACGCATGGAGAAGATTCTTACTAATCAAGATGCTAATGTAGCTTGTATTAAATACAAGAGATCTACACAAGAGAGAGAAGGGACGTATATATTCTTTGGCTACGCTGCTTGTTAATATGGAAAATGAATTATATAGAGCTATAGAAGCTGCAATTATACGTTGGAGTTTTAATGGTAATGAAACAGCAGGTTCTTTAACTAGAGAGATTATGTTATTAATTAAACAACAAAGCAATGGCTGATATAGCAATGTGTAGGGACATGGAATGTCCTGTGAAATTTAAGTGCTACAGGCACACAGCACCATGGAATCAGTTTAGACAATCTGTCTTTGCTGAATCACCTCGTAAGGGGGATAAATGTGAAAGTTATTGGGATAATGAAGGACGTACCTTGGACCCAAAGTTTAGAGAGTATGAAAATTATAATGATAAATCATGATACATATCGAGGATTATGAGATGGAAAATCTCAAGGATTTAGTATATTTGCAAGAGGAGAAGGAGCTATTTTATCGCTCACTAAATGACCCAGGTATCGCTCAAATTGAAGCTTTTATGAGCGATAAAGTCTATTTATGTGATCTAGAATCTCTACAAGAGAGGGCTAAGATTAATGTATGCATTCCTCAAAGTTTAATTGCTAAAATAGATCATAGAATAATTAGAAATTATGAATGTAAAATTGACGCTCTATCATTTTAAAGAGTTACTCAAGAATGGTTTTAGTTTAGACATGGTCTTTCTCCTCAAACTAGTGGAGGAAGGCCATGATTTAAAAGATGCATGTAATGGAGATCCTAAACTGGAGATCCTTGCTCAAGGTATTTATCGCAAAGGATTAATATCAGGAGAGAATAAAATCACACTAACAGGTAAGAATGTTCTTAAGTTTCTTAAAGAGGAAGCTCCTAAGGATAAGATCATTAAGAAGAAGCCTGCCACTGAAGATTTTCAAAGATGGTGGAAAGCATTTCCAGGCACTGATACATTCAAGCATAAAGATAAAAGCTTTGCAGGCTCTAGATCTTTACGTAGAGATGTAGAGAACTGTAGACTTAAGTTCAATGCAATTTTGTCAGAGGGAGAGTACACTGCAGATGATTTAATCGCTGCTGTTGAGTTTGATGTTCTTCAGAAGAAAGAGAACTCATACAAATCAGGAGAGAATAAACTTAAATACATGCAGAACAGTTTGACATATTTGACACAAAGAAGCTTTGAACCATTCATCGAGCTTGTAAAGCAGGGAATCACAATCGAAGAAAAACCCAAACCAGTAGGAACAACAGATATATGATATTTCAAGATTTAGCCAAGGCAGTACAAGATGGTATTGATGGTAAGAACAGTGGTATACCTATGGGCTTTGATAGACTTAACAGATACATTGGTATCAGGAAGTCTATATACACTCTTGTAGGTGGTCTAACAGGTTCTGGTAAGACATCTTTTATAGATGATGCATATGTCCTCAATCCATTTGATTGGTATATATCTAAGTATGGTCAGGCTTCTGATATCAAGCTAAAGATTATATATAGATCCATGGAGCGTAGTAAGACATACAAGATGGCTAAATGGGTAGCTAGAAAGATATTCTTAGATACTGGTATAATCATTCCTGTTAGTAAACTATTAGGTTGGCAGAAGGAGAAGATGACGCATGATGAGCATGATTTGTTTCTAGGACAGAGAGACTATATTGGCAGCATGTCAGATATCATTACAATCATTGATGGTCCAGATAATCCAATAGGCGTAGCTAAACATTTAAAAGAACATGCTGAAGCTAATGGTAGAATAGAAGAGATTGATAAGTATAACAGAGTTTATATTCCTGATGAAGATAACACAGTAACACTGGTTGTTATTGATCATATTGGTTTATTAAAAGTTACCAAGGATTATAATACAAAGAAGGCAGCTATCGATAAGATGTCTGAAGAGCTGAGATATGCTCGTGATATGTATGGATATTCACCAATAGTTGTAAGTCAGTTCAATCGTGACATTGCTAATCCTATGAGGATTAAGAATGGTGATGTAGAACCACAGCTAGAAGACTTCAAGGATAGTTCATCAACACAAGATGATGCTGATGTTGTACTAGCACTGTTTGATCCTATGCGTTATAAAGTTACAGACCCTAGTGGTTATGACTTAGATAGGCTTAAAGATGAATTTGGTGGTAAGTATTATCGTTCACTAAGACTAATTAAAAATAGTTATGGTGAGGATGATATTCGTATTGGTCTAGGTTTTCTAGGTCAAGTGGGTATGTTCAAAGAACTACCAAGAATGAAGAATATAACAGAGTATGATTATCAATCAATAGTAAATAAAACATATTTTTTAGAACCTTAAATAACAAAACAATGGCAACAAAAGACGAAATTTTTAGTTTAATGAAGCAGTACACAAAGTTTGATGACATGTTTATGAAAGCTGTAGCAGCAGATAATAGAGCTGAAGCAGAAGATATTAAACTTCAAATGAGTAAAATACGTGAACAACTAGCTTCCTTAGGTGAAGTAGCACAACCTCCACAAGATGAACAACCTTCGTAATCAAAGACAAGAAGAATTTGCACAGATATGGTTAGATAAGAAATGGGGCATCCTAAATCTATGTCCAAGGTTTGGTAAGATATATACAACAATTAACATTTTGGAAAAAATGAATTCAAATATATCTATCATAATCGCCTATCCTGACCTTAAAATCAAGAATAGTTGGGAACAGGATTTCAAAGCACGTAGTTACAACAATTCACAAATCACCTATACAACACACCTATCTTTACATAAATATGTAAACAATGAGTATGACATGGTGATCATTGATGAGATACATTTGTTAAGTGATGCGCAGATTGATGCTTTGTATGATTTGACATTAATCAATCATCAAGTGTTAGGACTGACAGGCACTCTATCAACCTCAACAGAGTCTGAGCTTGACATGAGATTAGATCTTCCTGTATTGGCATACTACCCTATTGAACAAGCTATCCAAGAAGGAGTTATTGTTGACTATCAAATAACAATAATCAAGGTTCCCTTGGACAATAAGGTAGTTCAAACTGTTAAGGGTAAAGCCAGAACAGAGAAGAAGCATTTTGACGCGTGTAGTTGGGTGATTAATCAATTATCTCAAATGGGTAAAGACACAATGATGTTACGCCTGAAGAGAATGAGAATCGTCCAAGGAAGTATTGCTAAGTTAAATATGACTAAGGCAATATTAAACAAGTATAAACAAGAACGTATACTTGTATTTTGTGGTACTACCAATGCTGCAGATAGTTTAGGCATCCCTTCACACCATAGTAAATCGCCTGACAAAGAGGGCTTCAAAAAGTTTACAGAAGGAGAAGGAAACCATATGGCTGTTGTAAAGATTGGTAATACAGGTGTTACATACAAACCTTTAAACAAAGTGATTTTAAATTACTTTGACAGTAACGCTGAGAATCTAGCTCAAAAGGTGAATAGATGCATGGCTATGGAATATAACAATCCAGACAAGAAAGCACAGATTTATATCATCTCCACCAATGAGGAAGTAGAAGAAAAGTGGTTAAATAAGTCACTTGAATTTTTTGATAAAGACAAGATTAAAGTTGTTAATATCTCTGAAATTTAGTAACTTAGAGTAAGTAAATTAACTAAATAAATTAAACATGGCAAGTAAACTGATTGGGATCGTTGGATCCACTGGTACAGGCAAATCGACATCGATTAAGCACCTAAATCCAGAAGAAACCTACATTATCAATGTAGCAAAAAAGGAGTTACCTTTTAAAGGTTCTGAAACTCTGTACAATACAGAAAAGAAGAACTACAGAGAAGTTGATGACGCAGTTGAGATCACTCGATTGTTACAAAACATTTCTCAGAAAGCACCACACATTAAAAACATCGTGATTGAGGATTCAAACTACATCATGGGTTTCAATATTGTGTCACGAGCAACAGAAGTTGGGTTCACTAAATTTAGCATCATGGCTAGAGATATGGTGGCCTTGTTTCAAGAAGCTCGTAAATTACGTGACGATTTGAAAGTGTTCTATTTCACTCACCCAGAAACTATTGAAGAAGGTGGAGAGATTATAGGATACAAAATCAAGACAGCAGGCAAGCTGATTGACAATCAAATCTTATTAGAGGGCCTATTAACTATGTGTCTCTACACTTATGTAGAAGAAAACAAAGATGGCACTTGTACGTATAACTTTGTAACCAATAGGTTTAGAAAGTTCCCTGCCAAGACTCCTGATGGTATGTTTGCTGACATCAAGATTCCTAATAATTTACAAACAGTAGTAAACACAATAGACGAATATTATAAATAACTAGAAACAATGGCAATAGGTGGATCAAAAAGAGAAATCCCACAAGGTGGAGATTTTCCAAAGAAGGTTGGTATATTTGAAGCAAAAGTACTTGCTATCAACCCAAGTGCAAAAGAATTCAAAGATATCTTAGGGATAGAATTGAAAGATGACAGTAACGCAACTAACTATTACGACGACGTTAAGAAGAAGTTAAAAGTTAATGTATGGTTACAAGATGTAAACAGTGACTTTAGAACTACTGCTACGTTCTGGTTAGAACATGGTGAGAAAGTTAATAAGGATGAAACAAAGAAACAATATATCAATAACATTGGTGTATGTAGTTGGGCTAGTAGTGAAGATCTTCTTCCTGTATGGTTTGCTAAGCGTCATAATCGTGTAGCACATATAGGCGAAGAGGAATTTTTAGGATTTGTACGTATATGGTTGGGAGGTCTTGACTTTTCTGATCTAGAAACTGAGATTATGCTAGACTGGAAGAAAGTTATGTCAGGTGATTTAACAGACTTAAAAGATCAAATTGATGGTGAGTTTACACAAACTGTTGGTGCATTAGCTACAGTAAAAACTGTTGACAAAGAAGATGGTCCTAAGTCATATCAAAACATCTTTATCAAATCATTCTTTCCTGGATATTCTATCAAGAGTATGCGCCTAGTTGATTACAACAATCCTGATGTAGTGAGAGGTTTAAAATTCAGGAAAACTGCTGAGCTAAAGATGCACGAGCGATTTATTGTTAATGCAACAGGAGAATATGGTTGTAAAGATTATTATACATTCGAAGAGTTGCATGACTATGACCCTGATTCAAATTTAGTAGAATCAGACAAAGTGATTGCAACTGATAGTGCAGATTTTTAAGATTTTCTATTTTATATCATCTATTATAGTAAAGCCCAGTCTATTTTAGATTGGGCTTTCTTTTCTAAACTAAATAAATTAAATGGGAATAACAGGAAGATTAAAACCTTCTTTCCTTACGCCAGAAAAGATACTCGAAAAGATAACAGAGTATGACATATTTAAATATTATATGCCCAATACTGATTGGGAGCCAAATGTTGTGACGTTTTCTCCATTTAGAAACGAGCGTAATCCATCATTTATGATTGGAAATAAGCAAGGAAGATTAACGTTTATTGATTTTGCAGATACTAGTAAGAGAGGTTCTTGTTTTGATTTTGTTAAAATGTCTTTTAATCTTAAAGATTTAAAAGAAGTCTTAGCACTAATTGATAGAGACTTTGGACTAGGATTTTCTAGAGAAACCAATACAGAACAATACAAACGTATTGTCTCACAATACATCCAACCAGTACGTGCTGTCAAAGCATATTCTAACATTCAAGTGGTTGTGAAAGCATTCACTAATGACGAATTGGCCTATTGGAATCAGTATCATCAAAGTCTTGATGACCTGAAAGCAAATAATGTTTATAGTATATCTAAGGTTTATCTTAACAAACAACTGTTCCCAGTTCCTTTTGAGCTGAGGTTTGGTTATTTGTATGATGATAAATGGAAGATATATCGTCCACACGCTAAGGATAAGAAGAGTAAATGGGTACCAAACAATGTACCCATAACTGCGATGGATGGTAAAGATGACATCAAACAATGTGATGTAGCATTTATCAACAAATCAAAGAAGGATTATATGGTGATGAAGAAACTTTTTCCATGCAGCTGTGCTGTACAGAACGAGGGCCTAGGTTGTTTCTCTCCTGAGAACGTTGAATATATCAAGAGTAACTCTGTTAGTCAGATACTTAGTTTTGATTCAGACGTAACAGGCGTAGAGAATTCACAACAAATCACCAAGATATTCAACTTTGATTACTGTAATGTACCCAGAAAGTATTTATCTGAGGGCATTAAAGATTGGGCTGATCTAGCAAAAGTCCATGGTATGCAAGCAATAGAAAACTATCTAAAAGAAAAAGAACTACTATGAACGTAGAAGAATTAGCAGCAGCTGTTGAAGATCTTGTGTATGAGATACAACAAGAGACAGAATGGTTAGAGACTACAGAAGGAGACTCTATAGAATGCATAGGTATAGAAAACCTAGAAGGAATATTAAATAAATTTTTTGGATTTAAACTTAGAATATCACAATCATGAAAAGAACAGACTACACAAGCTTGAAGCATTTGGTAACAGCAGTGCCTGTACCAGCACAAACAGCAACTTACAAACCAGTAAGCAATGCACAGTTAATTGATCTTACACTAGCAGCTATTGATGGTGCAGGCTTTACATTAGGTAAGGAAGCATATACACTAGCAGCTGATGGACAAGTGTCTACAGGTAAGTTTACACTAACCAACATTATGGATAGTGAGATGCAAATCCAGATTGGATGGCAGAACAGTTATAATCGTCAGGTTAGTTTGAAGTTTGCTATTGGTGTAAACATCATGATATGTTCTAATGGTGTAGTGTCTGGTGACATGGGTACATTCAAGAAAGCTCATAAGGGCTCTATTCAAGAGTTTACACCATCAGCCATTACTGAATACATCAAGAGCGCAGGTGATGCTTTTAGAGAGATGCAGATACAACGTGAGTTGATGAAGCAGGTAGAAATTACTAAGCGTCAGCAAGGTGAGCTACTAGGACGTATGGTGGTAGAAGAGCAAATCATTAGTACAATGCAGCTTAACATTATTCGTAAGGAGATAATTAAACCTTCTTATGATTATGGTGTAGAAGGCACACTGTGGGATTTGTATCAACACACAACACATTCAATGAAAGAATTACATCCAGCAACATGGATGAATGATCATATGAGTGCTCATGATTTCTTTGTAAACACACAAGGAGAACTAGTAGCTAGTCAGAGACCAGCTATTATCAGTGTACCAGAATATAGACAATTAGAACTATCATTATAATGAATTGGGAAAAGTTTAAAGATTTATTTGATGAAAGCTGGCATCCTAAGATGAAGCCTTTCATAGAGAGCGAGGCTTGTGATAAAATCTACGAACAACTAAAAGCTGATAGTAAGAGGGGCAAGACAATTGCTCCTCTCTCTCAGAATGTTTGGAGATGTTTTAAAGAAACACGCTTTCAAGATGTTAAAGTTATTCTTATAGGTTTATGTCCATATCACACAATGGCACATTATAAACCTGTTGCTGATGGATTGATGATGAGCTGTTCTACAACTAAAGTGTTGCAACCAAGCTTGTTTCAATTATATCAGGGCATAGAGAAGGAACTGTATGGTGGTTTTGCTTTCGATAGAGATAGAAACCCAGATTTAACATTCCTAGCTAAGCAAGGAGTGTTACTATGTAACGCAGCCCTCACTACAGAAATTCATAAAGCAGGATCTCATTTAAAGATATGGGAACCATTTATGCAATATCTGTTGGAGGAAGTATTTTCATTTACAGGTATACCAATAGTGTTCTTTGGTAAAGAAGCAGGTAAGCTTAAGAGGTATGTCTCACCATTCACATTTCATTTTGAATTGAGTCATCCAGCTTCAGCTTCTTACAGGAACAGTCATTGGGATACAGAAGGAGTATTCACAAAAATCAACACGCTAATCAAAGAAACCAATGGGTATAAAATTGATTGGCTAGAAAAAGCAGAAATATGATCTTAGAAAAACAAACACAATCTTTAATACATGAAGTGGGTAGCACACAAGCTACTATTGGTATGTCGTTAGATCTTGACAGTGCACAGGTTTTGATGCAGATGTTGAGTAAGAACCTATATGCAGACGCAATTGGTTCAACTGTTAGAGAGTGTGCTAGTAATGCACTAGACTCTCATCGTAGAGCAGGTAAGGCTAATCATCCTATTATTGTTAGCTTTAAGAATAACAATAGTGCCTATGAATTCTCTGTTGAGGATTTTGGCATTGGTTTAGATGCTAATGATGTAGAGAACATTATTAGCAAGTATGGTAAGAGCACAAAGCGTGAGTCTACCACAGAGCTTGGTATGATGGGCCTTGGTTTCAAAGCCCCTCTTGCATATGCTTCTAGCTTCTATTTCATTGCACGTAAAGATGGAAGAGAGCGTAAGTATATGATGTATGAAGGAGAAGAAGTCAACTCAATTGACTTGTTGTACGATAGTGCAACTTCTGAAGGTAATGGTGTAAAGATCATCATTCCTGTTAAGTGGAGTGATGCCTACGAATTCAAGAAGAAGATTAAGGAACAACTTGCATATTTTGAGAATGTCTATTTTGATGTTCCTGATATGGACAATACATTCAAAATCTATAGAAGTGAGCATTATCAAATATCAGACGTATGTCCTGATCATGAAATGCACGTATGTCTAGACAATGTGTATTATCCATTAGACTTTGATAAGCTTGGTATTAGTAGAATTTATCATTGTAGAATAGGATTAAGGTTTAGTCTTACAGATGGATTGTTTCCTACGCCAAATAGAGAGTCATTAAGATACACTCAGGAAGCTAAGCAACTTATCAAGAATAAGATTACAACTCTGGCTAATGAGTTCATGACTAAGTATAATGAAACTATTGCTGACACAGATGACGTACGTGCAGTGGTAGATCATTTCTCTACTGGATTTAGACACATTACAGATCACAATGGTGATAAATGGGAGATATCTGAAATACTAAAGCATGCTACAATACCAGCACGTACGCCTACATTAATAGGATGTAAGTATTTTACAGCAGAAAGTCTTTATAAAATAAGAGACTATATGCTTAATGAATATGAATGTAAATATGAGCTAAGTAATTACAGAGCTAGAATATCTGAGTCTCGTAGTAGATGGGATTCAGATGTAACTTTTACATCTTTACATAGAGCTGACAAGATTGTTGTATTCACAGGAATATTTGGTGATCGCAAGCGTCGTTATATTAAAGAGCTATGGGCCAAGAAGTCTGCAAAGTTTATTAAGAAGTCTCATGCTTTTACATTATTCTCTAAAAACAAAGATTGGAGTAAGAACAGCTATAATACAAGTAATCCAGACATGGGTTGTTATCACGACTTGTTAAAGTTGTATAACTATCCTAAGTCACAATGGAGAGAAGTGATAACTGAATTCCAAACTTGTCTTAATAAGGTTACAAATAGCTTTGTAGATTTAGATGCTATTGATGTTCCTGAAGCATGGATTGTTGCTGACAAAGCTAAAAACTTTAAGCCTAAACCTAAAGCTGCCAAGAATGGTAAGGTGAAGGAGAAGGGTGATGTTAACGTTAAGCAAGCAACAGCTCCAGAAAGAGAAACAGGATCTAATGCTAAGTTTGTTCCTATGGTATATGATGGTAAAGAGCTTCATAAGAGAAAGATGCTCACTGTATATGCTAAAGAAGAAGAGCGCACATCTCTTGATCATTTGTTTGGAATGTTTAGGAAAATGGAGAATGAAATAAAGTTTGTCATTATGTCTGATAGAGAAATTAAAGTGTTGGAGATGTATAATCTTCATAACTTTATGCCTCTAGCTACATTCTTGAAAGGTCATAACAAACCATTCAAGAGGATGATGACAGCTAAGTTAATCTTTATGTTTAAAGGATTATACAGTAAGGTGTTTGACGTTCGTAATGTATTAGATGAAGTTAACTCAGGTTTAAAGAAAGATCTTGATGAGCTATATGATTATCAAGAGAAGATGATTTATACATGGGCTAAAGAAACTAATACTGATCTTAAGCTTGATGAATATGCCTCTAATTATAATCTTTATGACTTAGAGATGTTTACTAAACTCAATCGTATAGATAAACTCTTTTCTAAACATCCTTTCATGAAGAAGTTATGTAACAAAATGCATGGTAGTTATGGAAATGCTTTTGATTACAAAGGTTTATTAGATGTTATGAAAGACATGTGTCGTTATAAAAACATGCGCATGAATGCTAGTAACTATAATATTACTGAAGGACACGTTCCTGTAGAGGAAGGTCAATTATCATTATTTGTAGCTTAAATTTTAACATTATAAACAATCACAAAATGAACAATGCAAGTTTAGATTTTTTCAAGTCTCTTATTGATAGAGACACAAAATTAGCAGAGATGTTGTTGAAAGAAACAACAGCTCCTGCGTACACTCTTACTACTACATCTAGCGATACTAGTAGTACAATTCTTCTTAAGCCATATTCAAACATCAAGTTTGTAAATGACGTATTAACTATTGTACTTAATGATGGTAATATCATTAGCAAGCATCCTGCTACAATGGATGATTTCAGACGTGCTCGTGATGCAAGGAATGAAATAGAGCTGTTCACTGTATGTAGTTCTAAAGAAGGACTAGAAGAGAAGCGTAAGTTTGAAGAAGAGGTTAAGCGCAATGCAGCTATACTAGAAGGTTGTAAAGCTCTTGCTAAGTTAGATGACTTTGAGCTTAGAGATGGTTCTTTGTATATGACAGGAATCAATCGTAGTCTTCCTCCTATGATGGTGGAAGAGTTTGCTTCAATTGTAGGTAGGAGGAATCCTCTTGAGCCTATAAGTGAAGAATATGAAGCGCTTAAAAGATTCTGGATGTGGTGTTGCTTAAACCCACGTGCTGAAGTGGCTGAGAAGTTATTTGAATTCTTAAAGAAGAATAGCTTCAAGATTACTAAGCAAGGATTCTTCGCAGCTTTACGTAACGTTGTCACCATCCATGGTGGTACAGAACTTGTGCAGTTTATCAGCGAGTCTTACAACAAGGTGAAGGCTGTATGGAAGAAGAGTCCAGAAAATTATGTAGTATTCTTAGAGAATGGTGAATACAAACTTGTCCATGTAGATGATCTTTATGATGATGAGTGGACAGAATGTGGATATTGCTATGGTGAGGAAGTACCTGAAGAAGATCAAGAAGATTGTGTATGTCCAGTGTGTGATGGAGAAGGTGGATACGATGATGTGGTTCGTAAAGAGAATGGCGAACTAATTGGTGGATTGACAGATTTATATCTTGATCTACCTAATCGTGCAGAGAATCGTTTCACAGATGCTCACACTGGTACATTTGACATTCGTGTAGGTAAAGTGGTAGAGATGCCAATGGAACAATGTAGATGGAACACAGATGACTGTGGTGCAGCAGGTTTACATTTTACTAGTGATGAGATTCATTATGTAGGATGTGGCGACCAGTCTGTCCTAGTTCTAATTAATCCAATGAAGGTTGTTGGTATTGGTGAAAGTAAAGGTAGATGTTATGAGTATCTACCAATCATGACTGTACCACGTGAAGAAGCTACTAGCTTGTTACACGATCTAGACTTTGACACTCTTGAGCTTGATGACGCCTATGCTATCAATGAATTAGATGGCTTAGCTGATAAAGTGAAAGCAGGATTCGCAGCTGAAGCTAAGAAGCATGCAGTTAATTTCCCTACCATATCTATGAATGATGTGAGAGATATAATTAACTCTCTTAATGAGATGAAGGCTGTTATTGGTGACAGAGTTAAGTCCATATAGTTGTTATGTTGGGAGTAAATGTTATATTTGCTCCCAACTAATACAATTATGGCTAAGAGAAAAGTAACACCTAAGACTAGAAATAGTGGAACATTGACAGAATCAGCATTCTGGAGTTTCATTAGAAGTGGTCTAAGGCAGAAGTCTAGATGGTGGAAACCAATAGCAGAATGTAAAGCGAAAGCTAAGCGTATATACAAAGGACCTTTAAAAAGGCAGAAGTTTGAATATCAATGTAATCAATGTAAGAATTGGTTTCCTGATAAGAAGATTAATGTGGATCATATTATACCAGCAGGTACATTAACCTGCGCTAATGATCTTCCAGGTTTTGTAGAACGTTTGTTCTGTGAGGTAGATAACTTACAGGTGTTATGCGAAGGATGTCACAATGCTAAAACAAAATCAGAAAAAGATGCGAAAGGAACTACAAAAGTTGTACAAGCCAGAAATGGACTCTAAAGTACTATGGGCAGACTTAACTTCAAAAGAGGTTAGGGAATGTTACAAGTTAGGTGAAGACTTCACAATTATTCATAAAGAGGAGGTTATGATCTTGACACCAGAACAATTAAAGAATGAAATAGTAGGCAAGACAGATTCAGGACGTGGTTATGAACTGTTTGCTTATATATGGAAACCAACTAAAAAAATAAATGAGTTATGAAAAAGAAACAAGCAAAAAGATTTAAAGTAATTTATGTACCTTTTGGAAAAGAGGACAAAGAATGGATACATGTTACAGCTCAGTCTGTAGAACAGTTACACAAAATGCTTAAGAATGATGTTGTTGTATCAATTGTTGAAGAACCTTTTGAAGACTAATGGAAGAGAAACAAGCAATAGTATCCATCAATAAGAACTCTTCATTCACAGAGATTTGGTATGAAGGTTCTGTAGAGTTTAATGGTAAAACACATAACTTCTGGCTAGTTAATCCTAGAGGATTAGATGAGCAAGGTAGAGAGTATGAGATAGAAGTTAAGTGGTGGTTCAAGCGTGTTCCTATGGAAGTAAGAAGAATGCATGACCAAATAGTAGAAGCATATTACGAATCACAAAACAAAAAACAAAATGATAAAGGGAACGAGTAAAACAGAAGCAAGTTATAGAGCTATCGTAATGGATAGCTCTTCTAGTCTAAAGGAGTTTTCACAAGACAGAAAGAAGTATTATCGTAAGTATGTACTTGGTGAGAAAGTTGTAGATGAGGATAATAAGGCAGCTACCATGGGTAGGTTAGTAGAAACTAAACTTATGGAACCAGAGTTGTTTGATGACAAATTCTATCTATCTACATGTCAAAGTGTACCAACAGGACTAATGTTAGATTTTGTGGAGGCGTTGTACAAACACATGAAAGAGGCCACTAATGCAAATGGTGAGATCACTCGTGAGTTTGGTGATGTTGCTCAAGATGCATATAAAGATTCTGGATTCAAGATTACGTATGATGCTGTCATGAAGAAGTTCATAGACTCTGAAGCAGAAGCGTATTTTGATGAGATTATGTTGGTTAGAAGTAAAGGCATGACAGTTGTTAGTATAAATGATGTCACAAATTCTGAAAATATTGTGACAGAATTAAAGACTAACCCTTTCACTGCATCTATAGTTAATCAAGATAAAACATCTAGATATGATGTATACAACCAGCTTCAGGTAGAGAACTATCAAGTACATGGTCATAAGTTTAAGAGTATGATGGACAAGGTGATTATAGATCATGAGAATAAAATTATTCAAGTTTATGATTTAAAATGTACCTGGAGTGTTGAAGGTTTCTATAAAGAATATTATCTTTACAGAAGAGCATATATTCAAGCATTCTTATACTGGCATGCTGCACATTATCATTTCAAAGGACTAGTAGATGATGGATATACAGTTGCCTATCCTAGTTTTATTGTCTGTGATAGCACTAACTATTTTAGTCCTCTCATCTATACACTAGATACAGAAGACATGGAAAATGCTAGAGATGGTTTTAGTCTTAAAGGATATGTCTATCCAGGCGTATTAGAAACAATAGACGATCTTAAATGGGCTATTGAGAATGACGTATGGAATATATCTCGTAAGAATTATTCAAATGGTGGCATTGTAAACATAAAAGGATAAATGGAGTTAAAGAAAACAATCACAAGTATATTTATAGTGCCCACTCTTAAAATCAATAGAGATAAGCTTAAAGAAAATGGTTATCTAAATGGTTATATGAGCGATGCTAGAAGAGATGTACAGTATCAAAATGCTGTATATCTCTTGTTTAAACCAAGTAATCTAGATAAGTTTAGAGAATTCTTAGATGATGAGTATCAGCGTACAAAACAAATGATTGATGATTATGATTATGAAGATGGTTTTGTAGTAGTTGTATATACATTAGATAAGAAATGGAAGAAAGATTTTGCACTTGTTAGAGAAGGTTTGTATTCTCAAACATCTAAAGAGTTTCAAGATTCTTTTCCAAAAGTTATTAAGATTATAAAAAGTGGTTTACATAGAGATGAGATATCTTTACAATATAGAATCTTTAAAAAAACAGATGACTTACGTACATATTGGGAAGAAAGACTCGACATGCAGTTTACAGAAGATATGGAAGTATGGGATGGTTTTACTATAGAAAATGAAGAATTAGATTTAGACAAAATTAAACAAGAAGAACTTGTATGAAAGGAATAGAATTATTAGAGCAGAACCCAGAATCTGCTAAACTTATTTGTAGCTATTACTTAGAAGTAATGCTACAATCATTAAATGATGAAAGTCTTCCTGAAGATTTTAAAGATCACGTAAGAGCACAAGCAATGGACAATCGTAACATTGCTGCTATACTTGATGGTAATCCTAGAAACTTATTTGATTTCTTTGATCATCATAACATGTATATTAATGTTACAACATTTCCTGATACATTATTTTTCACTTATTCTATAATGAATGAGATAGCTACTAGTGGATCAAATAATGTTTATAGAACTAGAAAAGAAGCTGAATCAGGAGCTATTGAACAAGCTATAAAACAGCTAGAAACTAGACTAACTAATTCAATTATTGATAAGGAAAATAGTTAATCTTAATTTTCAAAAGTGGTTGTTTGGTAAGGGTCACAAAGTTACATTTGTGGCCCTTATTTTTTTAACAACACATAAACAATTAAACATATGGATTTAGGATTAGAAGCCTTGAGTAAAATTACAGTTTTTAGCAAGTATGCAAAATTTATTCCTGAGCTAAACAGGAGAGAGACGTGGGATGAAATCATTGGTCGATATGAGGCAATGATGATCAAGAAGTATCCTTATTTAGAGGAGTCAATCAAGGAGTCTATTCCAATGATTAAAGACAAGAAGATCTTGCCTTCTATGAGAGCACTACAGTTTGCTGGTGCTGCAGCTGAAGTTAACAACGCTCGTATATACAACTGTTGTTACTTACCAATTGATAGTATTCATAGTTTCTCTGAGACAATGTTCTTATTGTTAGGAGGTACAGGTGTAGGCTATTCAGTACAAACACATCATGTTTTTGAACTACCAGACATCACTAAACCAGGCAAACCTCGTACCTATCTAATTGAGGATAGTATTATGGGTTGGGCTGATGCTGTAAAGGTGCTAATGAAAGCTTATCTAGAAGGTGGATTCATGCCTAAGTTTGACTTTCGTGCTATTCGTGAGAAAGGTGCACGTCTTGTAACAGCAGGTGGTAAAGCACCAGGACCAGAGCCATTGAAGATTTGTCTTACACACATTCAAGCCATCTTAGATAGAAAAGGTCCAGGTGAAGGATTATCCACTCTAGAATGTCATGATATACTATGTCACATTGCTAACTCAGTGTTAGCTGGTGGTATACGTAGAAGTGCAATGATTTGTTTGTTTGATTATACAGATGAAGAGATGATTACATGTAAGTATGGCAACTGGTGGGAGCTTAACGAACAACGTGGACGTTCTAACAACTCTGCAGTGTTACCTCGTGGTGAAGTGAGTAAAGAGCAATTTATGGATCTATGGAAACGTGTAGAAGCATCAGGATCTGGAGAACCAGGTTTGTATTGGAGTAATGAATTAGATTGGGGAACAAACCCATGTTGTGAAATTGCATTACGCCCTTACCAATTTTGTAATCTATGTGAAGTGAATGTAAGTGACATAGAAGACCAGTATGATTTAAACAATCGTGTAGCTGCTGCAGCATTCTTTGGCACCTTACAGGCAGGTTTTACTGACTTCCACTATCTTCGTCCTGTCTGGTCTAAAACAACTCAGCACGATGCTTTATTAGGTATTGGTATGACTGGTATAGGAAGTGGTGAGATTATGAAATACGACTTAAAGATGGCAGCCACTGTAGCTAAGAAAGTTAATCAGATGATCTCTGAGAAAACTGGCATTAATGAAGCAGCTCGTATTAGTTGTGTTAAACCTTCAGGTACTACATCTCTAGTGTTAGGAACTGCTTCTGGTATTCATGCTTGGCATAATGATTATTATTTACGTACAATGCGTTTCAACAAGAACGAAGACATTGCACAGTATCTAATGGCTAATCATCCTGAGTTATGTGAAGATGATGTATTACGCCCTACAGATACTGTATGTGTACGCATTCCTGTTAAAGCGCCAGAAGGTTCTATATTACGTACTGAGACAGCTCTTGATACACTAGAAAGAGTTAAACATTTCTCTACTAACTGGATTGGTTCAGGACATATAGATGGAGAGAACACTCATAACGTAAGTGCTACCATCTCTGTTAAAGAAGATGAGTGGGAAACTGTAGGTCAGTGGATGTGGGAGAATCGTGAGTTTTACAATGGTTTGTCTGTACTACCTTATTGGGGTGGGTCTTATCAGCAAGCTCCTTTCGAGGACATCACTGAAGAGAAATATAATTCACTAATAAGTGAACTTAAAGAGATCGATATCACTAAAATTAAAGAGGTAGCTGATGAAGTCAACTTTAATGAATCAGTCGCCTGTGGTGGAGGTGCCTGCGAGCTTGTCTAGAGAATTCTTAGCAAGTAGAGGCGTCTGCTGTGGCAGCAAGTGCTTAAATTGTCCTTACACTCCTAAGTGGGTTAAGGGATCTAAAGATTAGTATTTAGATTGTGAAGAGTTCCAAATAGCCTAGAGGTTTTGCTTCTAGGCTATTTCTTTTTTAATGAATTATTTGTAACTTTATATAACAAAAAAATAAACGAAATGGCAAAAAAGCAAACAGAAGCAGCTTCAGGTAAATCTAAGCTAGAGGACGCATTAGACGCCCTAAACAAAAAGTATGGCGTGGGTACTATCTTATCACTAGGTGATAAAAACCACAATGAATACGATCTTATCTCGACAGGATCTATTGCATTTGATCACATCGCTCTAGGTGTGGGAGGTTTCGTTAAAGGGAAACTTTATGAACTTGTAGGCTGGGAGGGTTCAGGTAAATCTACTATCTGTGGACATGCTGTAGCTAACTGTCAAGCTGATGGTGGCAAGGTTTTGTACATCGATGGCGAGCATGCTGTTGATCCTAATTACTTTACTGCTCTAGGTGTAGATATTGCAAGCATGTTAATTGCTCAGCCAACTTGTGGCGAGGAGGGTTTTCAAATTGCTATGGATATGATTAACACAGGAGAGATTGATCTTGTTATCATTGACTCAGACTCATCTTTAATCCCTAAGAAGGTTTTGGATGGCGAGGTTGGTGATAGTTCTATTGGTCGTAAGGCTAAGCTTAATAGTGATGTCTATCCTAAACTAAAAGGTATTCTATCTAAGCATCAGACATGTGTAATTGTTGTATCTCAGTATCGTGAGAAGATTGGTGTTATGTTTGGCGATCCTCGTACAACTCAGGGAGGTCATGCATTGAAGTTCTATGCTGACGTTCGTGTAGAGGTGAGTAAGACTCTTGCTAAGGAAGGTACAGAAGCTTATGGTAATCTAACTAAGATCAAGACTATCAAGAACAAGATGGCTCCTCCTTTCAAGGGCGTAGAGTTTGAGATATTGTTTGGCGTAGGTATTGATCGTATGCTAGAGATCATGGATATGGCTAGTGATCTTGGAATCTTACGTAAGTATGGTAAGACTATCACATACAATGAGATCAAGTATGAGCTTGACGAGTTTAGAACTCTATTAACAGACAATGAAGAATTCTTTGACAAACTACGTCAGGATATTGTTAGTAAAATTAATAACGTAAACGAAATAAACGAAACAGAAGATGAAGATACACTTCAAGAAGTTGGATTCGAAGGCACAGAAGCCTAAGTTTGGTAAGCCAGGAGATGCAGGTGCAGATCTTGTAGCTACATCACTTGATTTATCTAGAGACAGTCAAATAGTATATAGTACAGGATTAGCAGTAGAGATACCAGAAGGAATGGTGGGACTTGTGTTCCCACGTTCCTCTGTACGTAACACAGATTTAACTATGTCCAATTCTATTGGTGTAATTGATAGTGGTTATAGAGGTGAGATAATGGTTACATTCAACTTAAAGAATCCATGGTCAGATATCTATAACGTAGGTGATCGTATTGCTCAACTAGTAATCATGCCTGTACCATTAGCACAATATGTAGAAGTAGAAGAATTATCAGAAACTGAAAGAGGAACAGCAGGACATGGTAGCACAGGAGTGTAGTGTAGATGGCTGCAACAATCGTGTATGGGGTAAGGGTTTATGTTTGAGTCACATCAAGCGTAAACCCATCACTCCTAAACGAGGTGGGCTGATATCAGT